TGACCACCCTTGCCGGTCTGCGGGCGTTTGTGCCAGATGCCGTCACGATTGATGCCGACGCCGCCGCGATCGAGCCGCGGTTTGCTCCCCGACTTCGGCCGGCACCAGTTGTCACCGATCCACGCGCACAAGCCCCATACCCACCAGCCGGCAATGCGCGCGTCGAAGTAGTCGGGGTCTTTCTCCATGCGTTTACGGAAGTCGGTCTGCTGGTGCATCCACAAGTGGCGCGCGTGCAGGTCCGCTTCGTTGACGGGCCAGTCGGCGTAGTGCGCGACCCCGGCGGCGTCGATCGATACGGCGCGCCAGAAATTGGCCAGGTAACAATCCTTGTCGTTCACGGTTTCGATGCGCGGTTCGTTCGGCCGGCCCAGCAGCACGGCGAGCGATCCGGCGAAGGGTTCAACGTAATTGTTGACGTCGCCAAAGCGGTCCCACACGTCGGCCGCGACGCGCGATTTACCACCGAACCACGGGAACGGAGCGCGCAGGGTCATTTCGCCGGCGCCTCCGATTCTTCTTTGTCGTGGCCGAGGCAGTGGCCTTTTTCGTCGTGGTTGTCGCAGGTGGGCAGGACGTCGTAGCCCTTGCGGAACGCTTGCAGCAATTCTTCGCGCGCTTCTTCAGCGGTTAAGCGTGTGCCGTCATCGCGTACAAGCATGCCGGCCAAGATCCGGTTGGGCAGCTTGAGCCCGCCGCGGATATCGACGGTCATGTGGAACGTGCGCACGCGGCCCTTTTCGGTCGTTTCGCTCATGAGTGTTTCGCCTTCGTTGGCTTGGGTTCGACGGCGGGCAGGCCGAGTGCGGCGCGCCAGGCGTTTTGTTTTTCGGGGGCGACGACGGCGAAGTTGGCACCCAGCTTGTTGGCAATGGCGCTATCGACCAGGGCGCCGGGATAATCTTTGGCCCATTGTCTGGTCAGCGCGCAGAATTCCGAGACCGGTACAGGCCCGCGGACAAGGAAGCCGAATTCATGGCGTTCGACGGTGTAGGATTCTCTCATTTCGCCGGCGCCTCCCGTTTCTGGCGGCGGCGTTTTGCTGCCGACTTCTGCGCGTCGCAGTTGTTGCAGCGGCCGGATTTGCTCAAACGTGTTCCGTGCTTTGGACAGTCGCTCATGATTGGCCCTCGAACAGTGTTGGCGCGGTGACAGTCTTCCGATACCAGAGCGTCGACCCGCTTCTGTGTGAGAGCGAATATCCTTGCCGCGCTAGGTAGTTTCGATGCTCGTCGTCGTCCTGGGCGCATGGCATGAATCCGCCGGCGAGTTGTTTTGTGACTCGTTTTTTCAGCGCGGCGAATTTCTTCCCCTCGACATTTGCGGCGGCTTTCGTGCGGAGAAACTTCTTCGCCTCTTCTAACTGCGTGGCGGAAAATCCGCGTAACGTCTTCGGGTTGCAAAGCGTCGGAGCCTGGTACTCCACGGTATAGGCGTAACCGGAATAGGCGGCGTACATGGGATCGCACTGTACGAGCGAGTACGCGCCTTCTGTTTCGAGCGTCTTTCTATGCATCATGCTCATTGCGGCTGTACTCCTTCCGGTCAGGGCTTTGGCGCGTTGCGGGCTTGTTCGCAGTCGTAGATCAACTGCATGTTGGAGAGCGCGAGGCAATCGGCGTTGTGCTGGCGCAGCGCTTCCATGATGCAGCGGTGGCGGCGGATCGTCGGCGCGCTGTTGGGCGCCTTGATGTTCGTTTCCCACAGGTAGGGCAGCAGCCCGGCGTCGCGGCCGTGGTCGTCGGGATCGAAGCCGGCGAAGACCAGCGCCGCGGTGAATTCTCCGACGGCCTGACTGGTGAGCGTGCGGTTGGCACTCTGCATCCAGTTGTACCAGTCGAGTACGTCGACCTGTTTGGGCGTGGCGTTTTCGACTAAAATGAATAAGCGCATGTTCCCCCCGGAACTGATTCACCACCAAGGCTCCAAGGCACCAAGGCGGACTATAAAAACGATCACACGGCGATGGTCTGTGTTCCCTCTATCGGCACGGTGTTCAGGAGTGCTTTCAGCCGGGCCAGGTGGATGGTGGCGGCGGCGGGGCGTTTTCCTGTTTCGATCTGGCTGACCATTGACGGCGATATTTCCAGCAGTTCGGCGACGTGGCGGGCTTCGATGTTGCGCGCCAGTCGGATACGGCGGAATTCGGCGCCGGCGGCGATGCCTTCGGCGCGGGCGGCGCCGGAGAGCGCGCAGAATCCGGCGCGGTTACAGGAGATGCCGCGGCGTTTGAGTTCCAAGACCAAGTCGTCGGTGTCGATCGCGCGCAGGTCCATACGAAATCCTTTTGCCCGAGTGTTCCATCGCTCGGGCGCGATGGGGGAGGTACGCCGTTCTCGCTGACGGCGATAGCCCCATTCGCCGCCAAGGCGTCCGGCGGAGTTTTATTTCCCGCCGGTACACCCGGCGGGTTTCGCATAGTTCGCCGTCACTGGGATGAATCAGTAATAGACGCCATGCGATAATTTTGAGGCGTGCCGGGCGACGGAGTAACGGGCTTATGCCTTGCGGCCGCCATCCACCAACTAACTCCGCGCTGTTTGTTGCTGATCGGACCCGAACACGCACTGCAATTTGTTCGCCGGGCGACACACCCGGCGCTGTGAACGACGCACGGCACATTGAAACGTGCGGCGCCACTGAAACTACGAAACCACGTCCCAATCTTCAGCCAGCATGTCGGTCTGTGAGGCGAGCCAGCCGACGACGATCGATCCATCTGCGGCACGCATGTCGATGTGTGGCAGGATCGTTATCGGGGTGCCGGGCGCTTCCTTCGCGCGACCCAAGGCGGCGCCGCCGCGGGCTTGTTCTTCAGTGATGACCGTGCCGGGTTGAATGGCAAGCCACATGCCCTTGCCGTTCCATCCCGAACGCGAAACGCGTTTTCCTTCTTTGAGTGCGTCGAGTGCCTGACCAAAATTCATAGCGTTCCTTTCAAAAACCGCGGGCGGTGTTTGTCCGTGCATCCGGTGATTGTGAACGAAATTGTCGGTCTAATTTCGTCTTCGTTGCATTGCGGCTGTGTCGATCGACACGAAAGGCCGCGTACACCGCCCGCGGAATGGGGCAGAAACTAGGCGCGCGGTGGCCAGTGCCACGTGCGCAGCGTGTTCGCTTCTTTCGGCGCGTAGGTCACACTGGTGACGTGTTCCATGTAACTATCGCGCTTGGCGACGGTGTCGCCCTGGCCGTCGAGGTACACTTGCACGTTACACGTATGGCCGCTCCAAACGCGCGTGACGATCGCGGCGCGCACCTGGCCTTTGCACGGTCCATCGGGCAGGACGTAGTGGACGATGCGCCCGACAGTCGGGTATTGGGCGTGGATTGGGTCTACGCGCGCCGGTTCGGGCGGCGGTTCTACTTTGCTTTGCGACAGGTCCGGCATGTTGCCGGCCGTCGGTTCCGGCGCTGGACCGGGTTCGTTGTCGGCTGAAATCAAGGTACGACCCTCCTAAGTTCCCCCGTTGCGAGAAATCCGAACCGCCGGCGGGGCGAGCCCGTTACGCCCGCCGGCGGAGTCGGTAGCGGTCTGCAAGCCGTCCTTGTGGGGGGGGGAGAAAGGACGACGACGCTTGCAGCCGTTTTTTGACAAACAGCACTACTTTGAATCTGGTGTGACGCGTTTCAAAAATGTGTAGCCGCCGACGTCTCTTTCGCTGCCGCCGTTGGCGGCAGACGCGACGATGCGGTGAAATTCCAGAGCGGTCATTTCGCCTTTGGTTGTCCGTTGAACTGCAACGGCGACTTCACCGACCGTTTTCAGGAACGAACCCAGGGCGTGGCCGTACATCTGCGCCAACATGGCGCCGTTCATCTTTTCGCCATGGCCGAAACACTTGGCACCGCTGCCAATGTCGGCGGCGTCTTCGGTCTGATACGCCACTACGCCGGCGCAAGAAATGACTTTTTCCCCTACGAGTTCGGAGACTAGGCGCAGGTACATGTCGCGATCGTCGTTGATTGTGTTCACTTGGCAGCCTCCGCTTCCGGCGCGTCCGGGGCCGGCGCCATGTCGTGCGAGATTTCTTTGTGCTGGACTGTTGTGCGCGCCAATTCGCAGCGGCGCACGAGCAAGTCGAATTCTTCGGGAGACAGGCCGCACATCGCTTGAATATCGTCGGCTATGCCGTTCTGCATTTCGGCCAGACTCCGCCGCAACTGCGCGATGAGATGCGCGACGTCGAGCGGCGACGAATTGCCGAACAGCACAATACGCCGGTTCAGAAAACTGGCTTCCGATTGCTTGGCGCAGCAGATCACGATGGCATGTTCGTAGGGTCCCATCAGGTTTTCGACGACCTGTTCCTGTTCTTGGATGTTCACTTGGCGCCCTCCGGTTTCGGGCCGCAACCTTCTGGCCCGCAGGACCAAGTGCCGTACTTGCCGTTGAGTTCCCACATTTCGAGCGGGCGGCCGGTGGCGCTGCCCGGTTCGCCTGTGTAGACCTTTTCAGCTACGGCGGGAACTTCGACGGGCAGGTCGATCGCGGGTTCCGGAATGCGGTTTTTCGCCTGTTGGCACTCCGCGCAATGCTCCTGGCTGAGTTGCATCATGCGTTCGAGTTCTTCAACGTCGACCACGTCGGCGTCGTGCACGGGCAACTGCATACTTTGGGGTGAGCGCAGCGTGGGGCCCGTGCTGTAGGCGTTGCGTTCGCAGCCGTAGAGCAACAGCACAATCAGGCCGGCGGCGGCGGCGAGGACGAGCGCGCGGCCGACGCGTGAGTGAACGCAACGCAACGACATGTTTTCGCTTTCCGGTTTCTGGTTTCGGGGTTTCCGTGCGGACTGGCGCAGTTGAGCGAAATCCGACCTCTCGTTCACGGGGATTTCGCGCCGCAGGACGACGGCGCGCGGGACGCGTTCGACGTTGCGGGTCCGTCCGCCGGTGGCGGTTTCCGGATATCCAGTTTGGACGGGCAGGCGAGCGCTGCCCGTGAAATTGTCGTGCTTCAAGAATGTCTCCCCCCGGAGTGACGGACTGGTTTACGGTTTCTGGTTTTCGGTTTTCCGTTCGTGGCGTGGCGGCGCGGCGGGTTTGCGGCGGCGCGGGTAGTTGCTGGTGGCTTCGGCGGCGATGGATGCGCCATTGTTGGTTTCATCAGGAATGGCGGCATCGATGTAGGCGTGCAGGATTTTGCGTGCGAGGCGGTTTTTACCTTCTGCCAGCAGTTCACCGGCGGACTCGGCGAGGGCTTGCGGCAGAATTAATTCTTTCTGGGCGTTTTTCATGCCGATAAAGTATCATCGTACTTTTACGCTGTCAACTGCTAAAAATACGATGATCGTAAAAACATGTGCTTTGCCTAGTGAACATTGTACTTTTGCAATGTTCGTGGTTAATTTAGGGAGAGGTGCAAAATGGAAGTCGCAACGCTGCAGGAAATCGGCGCGCGTTTGGCTCGTGCAAAGCAGACGAGTGATTTAACGATTCCAGTCCTTATGAAAGCAGTGGGGGCTGACGTTAGTGCCTGGCACCGTTGGGTAAATGCACAAAACGAGGCAGGATGCAGACAGGTTGCAATTCTGGCCGTGATGCTGGGTTTGCGGCCGGACGACATATTGCTGAAGGTTCCGCCGGCGGCGGATGCGCTCAGTACTGCCGGCCGATTCAGCAATCTCAGCGCGACCGATCTAGACGACTTGGTTGCACTCAGTCGCGTGGTCGACGAAATGACGGCCATGGGTGAAGGTTATTGGAAGGAACGGCCCATGGCGTTGCTTCTGGATCATGCGCGGGGGATTCTGGAGAAGCTGAAAGAGCAACGGGCGTTCCTACTGCGCAACGAAGCGGTACCGGCGGGCACGACGATTAAGCACGACAAGGCGGCGGGGTTGAAGATCTACGACGCGCCGAGTACTGCTGCTGAGGCAGGGCCGGACGAGAAGATCGGCGAGGCGACACGGAAGTACGGGAAGAAACGTAAGAAGTAAAACACCTATGAAATACGGGGGGATTTATGGCCATTGAACAAATGGACCCACAAACAGCGGCGCAAATGCTTAAGGGCGGACGTGGGCGCGCACCCATGGATGATCGCGAACAGTTAGCCTGGCTGGGGTTCGGTCTGGCAGGTGTGGCGGCTGTTGTGTTCTGCTTTCTGTGGGTGAACAAAAAGCCGGGGACGATTGAAAAAGTTGTGACGAAAACAGTGGAGGTCCCGAAGGACCGCGAGGTTATCCGCACTGTCGAGGTACCGAAAATTAAAGAGGTCGTCGTCGAAAAGGTCGTAGAAAAGGAAGTGGTGAGAGAATTAACGAAGGCCCAAATGTTCGTAGGCGCCATGAGGGGCGCGCCACTTCTAAAGGACAAACAAAAATTAACCGCCTGCGGCCCCGTTCGGGTTGGAGTCTTTGTAAGCGACGTTCTGAAAGACGCCGTCCAATCCGACGCGCGATTAACCCAAAAGGCCGAATTGAGATTGCGTAGTCTTGGCGTTCCCGTAACGGACGAGGAGAGCGCAAACACACTTGCTATCGAGTTCACTGCGCTGAAGGACCGCAACGCTTTCATGTATTCCACGCATTGCAATTTCACATCGGTAGCAATGCGTGGGTTCGCAGGGGAACCGGCAATAATGTCAGTCGTACTTTGGAGTGACGGCGGTGTAGGTATCGCTGGTACTGAGGTCGTTAAGAATGCGATCGATGGAGCGGTTGAAAAGTGGGCCGACTCTTTCGCCAATGCCTACTTGGCCGCGAATCCCAAGAATTGACTACGCAAGTTTACGCAAGAGTTTTGGGGCCCGCTTCGGCGGGCTTTTTCGTTGGTCCTATAGCGGTGTGAGTAGCGACACGGGCGACCAGATCGAACCGCCGGTGTCGCATAGAACGCTGGCCCACATTTCCGAAAGTTTCTCTTCGGGTATCGGGATGTTTTGCGCGGCGAGCCATTCGGCGCCGGTCAATGAATTGCAACTGGCGGAAATCGCGCTGAAGTCGTCGAACAGTTGTCGCACAGTACCCGGACAGCCGTAACGGTCGCGGACTCTGTCGCCCAGTTTCAAAGGTCGCTCCCCTCGTTGTCGTAAATTCCTCGGTCATGTTTGCGGCGGAGCATTTCAAGTTCGTGCTCTTCGACGCGCGCGCTGATTCGCGCGCCGCATCTGCAACGCTCGCCCATCCATGGCGCGTCTTCGCGCGGCAGAGGCTTCGTCAAATCGCGCCCGCATTTGTCGCAGGCCATCGGGCGTTTGCAGTGCGGGCAATTGTCCATGTTTAGTTTCCTTCGCGGTGTGAGCGGACCAAGTGCACGACAATGTCGCGGTCGTAGAGCAACTGGCGGCAGCCGGGCGGCTTGTAGACGCCGTCCTTCAAGAAGCGGCGGCGCATGCGGCGCAATGTTGTGGTGCTGCAACGGAGAACGCCGGCCATTTCGTGGGCTTTGAGAAACTTCGGCGCCGGCGTCGGGCAGCTACTAACAAGTGCAGGTGAACTGGGAACGTCGATACGTCGCGCGGTAGCTTGCCCGCACGTGGGACAGCGGAACGTTGGTAACGAGTCCCAGCCACCACCCATAGAGGCGAGTTCCCACTATAACCGTTATTTGACCCCAGCGGTAGCACGAAGTGCATACATCGTGTTACGGGCGCTTGCGTTTACCGTTAGGGTTTCCTGTTCACAGTTTTCAATTTTTCGGTTGTTTGGCCTTCCAATTAGACCATGGCGGCGCGGCGGATGCTCCACGCCACTACGCGCCAGAACGCGCCACGAAGAACTTTGGGTGTTCAACCTGTTTTCATCGTGACAGAAGCGTGAGTTAATGAAGCGTCCAACAATTGCAAATTGAGGGTGCGCCCATGGCGAAGACTGCGAACACCGCGACCGCTGCAAACACGGACTCGCTGAACATGCTCATTGAGCTTTGCGCGGCGTCGCAGTTTGAACTGGCGAAGATTCAGGCGCGCATTGACCAGTACAAAGAGGCGATCAAGGCGGGGCTGCACACGGCGGAATTGCAGCGGTACATGACGCCGGGCGGCTGCGAAGCGCTACTGATTGAAAGCAAGGTCTACACGTTCAGCGTCGAGAAGTTGCAGAAGGCAATAAGGAACGACGTGTGGTTCGACGAACTTTGCCCGCGGTGTCCGGACACGAGCGCGTTGCGCAAGCTGATCGATTCCGGCATCCACAAAGACTTGAAGGCGTGCGCGAAAATCACGACGCGCGAAAGTCTGAGCATTCGACCCAAAGCAGAAGACGTAAAGCCACAGTAGCGGCGCCCTGGCGAGAGGGCTTGTGACGGCCGCGGGCGCTTCTCTTAATCGCCGGCGCCCCGCGGCCTCAACGCCTACGACGAAAGGCACTCATGTCCTGGAAACACGTTTACCGGCGCAAGCGAGACGACTTCTACCGCTGGTTGGCGCGGTGCGTTTTACCGCGGCGCTTCGTTTACATCTGCTTTGTTCAGGTGTGGGCTGACGGAACCTGCGGGCCCTACGGTCACACGGTCGTTAGTGAAGTGACGGCGATGGAACTGGCGAAGCGTTACAAATGCCCGGAGTAGGTCCCATGTTCAAGCGCGTCGTGAAAGTGCAGGTTGTTTGCGACCGCTGCGGCGCTGCCGGCAAGTCCGCGGACAACGACAACGACGCCGTGTTTGCGGCTCATAATTGGGCCCCGCACATTTTCCCCGTCGGATCCGGCGACGAAGTAAAGCACCTTTGCAGCGGCTGTCGACAGGCGACGCATCGCGTGCGCACGGTCGACGTCGACAAGTTGCGCAAGGAAGCCGAAGACCGCGCGGCGGCCATGGCGCGCAAAGCCATTGAACGCTTGCTCGACGTACCGGCGAAGTATGCCGACACCGATTTGTTTTCACGCAACGACTGAGGAGCCGGCGGGGTCGGAGCCGAGGAGAAACCCATGCAGCAACGATTTGTAGCCGACCTGGTGGACATCTGCGGCGGGCTTCAGGCGCGGCGGATCCGGGGGCGGTCGTTCACGCTGTGGCCCAATGCCGTGGAGACGAACAAGGGTTTGCCGCCGGGCTTGCGGATCAATGACGAACTGGCGGCGCAGTTACAGAAGGCGAGCCGCGACGCGCTGGTGTCGGTCGGATTCAGTAAAAAAGACGTGGCCAGCATGGAGTACAAGGAACTGTACCCGGAGTGCCACAACCCGACTGTGCGGCAGATGAGCCGCGACGCGCTGAAGGCGTACCACAAGCTGGCACCGCACCCGGCGCCGACGTTTCCCTGGATGCAGTTGATTGCCGGACAGGAAGCGAAGGAAGCGGCGGCCGCCGCGGCGCTGAAGGCAGAGAAGAAAACCAAAGGCAAGAAGGCCGAAGTCGTCGACGCTGAAACACAGGGTTAACCATGCCGCGGATTGTGACCGTCATAGAACTGGCGACGGTCCTGCGGCTGTCGCGGCACACGATCTATCGGCGCATTGACGCCGGGGTGATCGTGCCGCTGAAAGGCGGCGGCGGGCGTTCCAAACTGCGCTTCGACCTGGACAAGGTGCTGCGGGATCTGCGGGATGAAGGCGAAGGCGGGGTAAGGCTATAACAAATGTTTTCGGTTTTCGGTTTACTGTTTCTGGTTTGGAGACGTGACGAATGTCCAGCGATGTTAAGGCGGTGAGTGCGGGCGAACCGGAAACGGTAAACGGGAAACCGGAAACCGATGCCGTTGTGCCGTTCAACATTGAGGAATTGCAGGCGCGCGAACAGGCGGGCTGGAAGGCCGAAGACCTGCCGCGGCTGGTCGTGACGCTCAAGGCGTTCATGGGGCAGTTTATCCAAGTGGATACGATGCTGAAACAGATCGGGCCCGAACACCGGGCGATGAAAGACATTCTGGCCTGCTTGCTGAAAGAGAAGTTCGGGCCGCTGCGCTTCAATATAAAGACGGCGGACAGTTTGCCGCGCAAGTTTGGCATCAGTTGGACGGCCGAAGGCGGAATGATGGTCGTGCGTTTTGTGGAGAACGATGCGGCGCCGAAGCTGGTCTTGCCTGGTGACAAATGACGATCGACGAACTGCACGACCAAGTGAAGGACTTGCGCAAACGCGTGGCGCAGTGCGAACAGCGCGAAGAAGCGCTGCTGCGCGTGCTGGGCGCTCAGAATGAGACGCTGGGCAAGCTGACGGCGTTGCTGAAACAGCAGCCCAGCGATCCGGTGGCCGACTTCCTGCGGAAAATCACACCATGATGATGCGGCGGTTCCAGATTATCTGCGAAGGGTGCGGGAATGCTGGCCGCGTTGCGGATCGTGAGGACCACGCCGTACTTGTGGCGTGGCGCTTCCCGCCGCACATTCAATCGTACTACAACAAAGACGGTTTATTGCAGGACCTGTGCCGCCATTGTCAGGTTAAACGGGCGCAAGTCATGGCCGCGGACATTGCAGCGAACGAAGCGAGGGCGAAAGGCAAGGCACCGTGAGCGACAGCCCGGCGGACGTGAAGAAACGCAAGTTTGCGCAAGGGGTATTTGCAGGGATGGACGCGTACGCCGCGGCGAAGGCGGCGGGCTACAGGGGCAACAAGAAGACGTTGCAGGAATGTGCGTCGCGGCTGATGAAAGACGCGGTTGTCACGGCGGAACTTGCGGCGCTGAATGCCGCGGCGCGGGACGATTCGCAGGCGACGCGTGACGAGGCGATAAAGGTTTTAACGGAGCATCTGCGCGCGAACGTTGACGACTTCATTGATGACGACGGCATGATTGACCTGTGCGCGGCGCGCGAAAAGGGCAAGCTGCATTTGATCGAAAAGGTGACACGCAAGAAGGCCGACACGAAACACGGCACGAGTGAAAACGTCAGCGTTTCGTTTTACAGCAAACACGGTGCGATCGATCGACTGGCGAAGCTGTTGGGCTGGAACGAACCGGAGAAGCACGAGCACAACGTACACGTGTCGCAGTTGAGCGACGTTGAGTTGAAAGCGCTGGCGGCGAAATACGGGATAAAACCATGAGCCCCTATTGGCTGTTTTTAATTGTTCCCGCGGCGTTCTTCCTGGGTATGGTCGTGGTGGTGCTTGGCGTGGCGTACTCGTTTGCCAAGATCTTCCGGAGGTAGCGACCATGAGCGTGAACCCGATGCGGCGGGCGATGGAGATACAGCAGGCGGAGGACGAACGCCGGCGCCAGGTAGCGAACATGCGTTCGCTGTATGACAAGTGCGAGCGTCAGCCGGAGCCGGAGCCGGCGCCCGCGGATGAAACGCCGGTGTATAGCGACTACTGCAAGCAATTCATTGAACGCTTTGGGTTCGCTCCGACGGTCACACTGCCGGCGGCGCGGCCGGGGACGCAATACAGAATCACGAAAGCCGAACGGCCGCCGGTCGAGCTTGATTTTGCTGACCTGCTTTCGCGTGAATTCGCGGCGACGCTGGGCAGCTACGTTGCCGACGCGATCGAGAAGACGAACGCGAAGCCAAAACGTTCGCTGATGCTGACGCAGAAGGACCTGTGGGAGCGCGGGTTTTTAATTAAGACTTGGTTCGCGACGGACGGCGGCGGCCCGTGGTTGCATTTCACCATTTCTAAATGCGGCATTGATATCGATTCGCATTATCGCTTTGGGATGGATGAAGACGGCACCGGACGCTACGACGACGAGCGCTTTGCTGACGGTCTGGCTTGGGCCGAAACGCTGTGGCAGAAAGAATACGAACGGCGCCTGAGGGAGAAAGCAGCGGTCGACGGTGGACAACCAGAACGAACTGCGGCGGAAAGTTGAGATAGCGCAGGAACTGGAACTGCGCCGCGGCGATCCGCTGATGCTGGCCTACAACCAGTTAACGCCGCCGCAGAAATCGTTTGTTCACGCGACACAATCCACGAAGGCCGCGAAAGGCGGCAACCGCTCCGGCAAGACCTGGTCGGGGATCATCGACGATTTAATGCAGGCGCGCGGTCTGCATCCGACCCGACAGTGGAAACCGTTCAAGCCGAACGACAACTGGATGGGCTGGTATGCGGCCGTCAGTTACGAACTGTTCGGATTGCAGGGCTGGATTCACTTCCGCAATCTGCTGCTGTACCCCGGGGAAAGCGTACTTCGCCTGCCGACGCGCAACATTCTGGCGATCGGCTGGCACGGCAAGAATCCTCAAGTACCGGACTATATGAAAGTGCGCCGTATCGACGGCGGCGTGGGCGAACTGTGGTTTAAGTCCTACGAACAGGGCGTGGACACGTTTCAATCGGGCGGCGTGGACCTGCTGCATTTGGACGAAGAGGCGCCGGAAGACATTGTTCAGGAATGCCGCATGCGCATCATGGAACGATCCGGCCAGTTGTCGTTCAGCGCCACGCCGCTGAAGGGCGCGCCGAGTCTGCGCAAGATCGAAGAGGAATACACGCGGCAGGTTGAAGAGAAGAAAACGCCAACCGTGTTTTTCGTGCGCTTGAAGACGATGGACAACCCGGCGATGCCGTCGAAGGCGATCGACGAAATTAAAGCCGAGTTCGCTCACAATCCGGAAATGCTGAAGTGCCGGCTTGAAGGGATCGAAATGGCGCTGCAGGGGCTGGTCTACCCTGACACCGTCTGGACGCCTGACCATGTCTGCGATCCGTTCGACATTCCGGACGACTGGGCGCGCTATCGCTGGATTGACCACGGCTGGCGCAACTGCGGCTGTGTGTGGTTTGCGGTGAGTCCCAATGAAGACGACCTGGTGTGCTATCGTTCGTACAAGGGCAAGGAACGGACAATTCCGGAGAACGCGGCGGCGATTAACGGTCTGGAAAACGGGCGGCGGTTTATCGAAACAGGTATCGATCGCGCAACGCTGGCCAGCAGTGGCGGAAAGAATCCGCAGGGGCAGGTGGTGCGCGTGATTGATTTATGGACGGAGGCGCTGGGGTGCAATGTGACGCCGTCGCCGTACCATGAAATTCTGGCCGGCGTGGCGAAGGTGATATCGTTACTGAAGGAAAAGGGCGGTCCGAACGGGGACCGGCCGCGCATGCGCATCTTCCGGACGTGCACGGAACTGCTGGAAGAACGCCGCGGCTACATGCATCGCGACGCGCGCGAGAAGGGCGACGAGGGGCCAGACAATCCGGTGAAGCGCGACGACCATTGCCTGGACCCGTTCCGTTACGGCATCGTGCACGGATTGAAGTACAAGGAACCGCCGGTGCTGGAAGATTTGCCGGCGAGCAAGCTGGGGGCGTTGTTCCGGGCGAAGCGGGAACCGAAAAGGAAGATCATCCTATGAATTTCAGCATACGCGGAACGCAAAAAGTGACGCCGATTGTGCCGCGGCGCAACCCGGCGTTTGCGCCGGATTGTGGCCAGCCGGATAAGGACAGCGAAGCGCGAGACGAAGCGCTTTCGCGCGAGGAACGACGTCGGGCGGACGAGTGGCGGGCGAAGCGCGGACGGTTGCTGCTGGTGTATTTCAGTGGCGGTCCGTGGCATTGCCAAGCGCGCGAGTTCTACGAAAACGAAATGAACGATAGGTACACGATGATTGAAACGTTGCCGTCGGAACCAAGTGACCTCACTTTCAAAGGTAAGCCGATCAGTTGGGATCGCTACAAGCAGGTGCTGTATCGGTTGCATCGGCATAAGAGCAACAGCGGCCAGACGTTTTACGAATACGTTTTGGAGAAATAGAAAACTCCCCGTGGTGCGCGGTGCGTTGGGGTGTCGGAACCCTGTCGCCCTATGCGTGGGGAGTCTGTTGCGTTCTTCATAGGGCGTTTGGCAAGTTTGCGCAAGGGGTTAAACAGACGGGCGGCGCTCTTTAGCGGGGCCCATTATCCGGGTGTGCTGGTGCTGTTGACCGGTCGGCGTCGTCCGTCTGTTCTTCCACCGTTTGTCTCATGAGTGGCCACGAGTGGCCATGAGTGAGCGTGAGTGAACAAAGTCTTCCCTCCTGAAAATAAAACCTATCTGATGGCGCCTTGCTATGGAGTCAGCGGGCGCGTCAGCAGCACAATCGGTCAGCGGTGGCACCGGACAACGTTCGGTGTCTCCGCTGACGATCATCCGCAAACCGCCTATCTCCGAAAACACGACGCTGCTGGACCGCATTACCGAAGCGGCCCTGAAGCAGTCGAAAGACGAAATCAAAAAGTACGAGCCGTTCCGCAACGAATACAAGCACGGCCTGTACGACAGCGACGAGGACAAAGTGACCGCCAACTTCACCTTTGCCCTGGTCAACATGCTGCTGGCGTTCCTCAACGCCAACCTGCCGACCGTCGAATGCGATCCGCGCGGCGGCGGCGACAAACAATTCAAACTACTGGTTGACCTGGGCGTTTTCCCCGACATGCGGTCTGCGCGGCGCAAGTTTGCCGACACGCTGGAAACGGTGGTGAAGCACGCCTACGAGGAAACCAACGCCATAGAGGCGAACGAAGCCTGTTTGCAGGAAGCGCTGTTAACGGGGCTGGGCTACACGAAGCAGAGTTTCGACGCGGCGCGGCAGTGTCCGCGCGCCGATGCGCTGATGCGGCACGAAGTGTATGTGGATCCGCACGCGCGCTACAGCCTGCGCCAGGCGCGTTACATCTGCCAGACGGTCGAAGACCCGATCGAACAGGCGATCGACTTTTTCGACAACCTGGGCGTGAAGGGCATCGAGCCCAATTGGACGCTGGCCGACGGCGAGAGCATGCGCGCCAAAGCGGCGAAGAAGAACGCGCCGGAGAACGGCGACAAAGACTTATTCAAATACTACGAAATCTGGATCAAAGAGCGCGACCGCAACGTGCTGGTGTACCGCACGTTCGACACGCACCGCACGCTGCTGAAGCGGGAATGGCCGTTCCAGTTGACGCTGGACGAATTCCCGTTCGCGGCGCTGATGTTCAATCAGTTGCACACGCAAATCAGCGACGCATTCCCGGTGCTGGAAGTGATTCAGAGTCTGCGCAAATCGCAGCAGAAGTATTTCGAACTGAACCACAAAGCCGTGCTGCGCAGCCTGGCGCGCAAGCTCCTTTACGACGACGCGATGATTGACGAAGGCAAGCTGAAAAAGGCGCTGAGTTCCAAAGACACGGAGCCGGTTCCGATCAACACGCAGAACGGCACGAAGGCGCTCGATAAAGCGCTGTTCATGATGGAATTCAACAGCAAGAGCGACCCGTCGTTGGAAATGTCCGCGGCGATGAAGGCCACGGCGGACGAAATTACCGGGCAAGACGAATTGATGCGCGGCGCGGAAGTAAACGACATGACCGCGGAAGAAGCGCGCATTCGCGACGCCAACAGCAAACTCCGCACGGGCCGTTCGACCAGCTTCTACGACAAGTTCCTGAACGTGCAGGCCAGCCAAATGGCGCAGATTGCTCGCCAGTTGATGCCGAAAGAGAAGGTTCTGCAAATCAGCGAAGACGACGAAGACGGCGGGTTTCTGGTGGGGCTGTTGTGGGATCTGCACGCGGCGGACGCTGAGGACTTCAAGTGCGCGTACAGCGTGGGCGTGGCGGCCGGATCCACGGGACAGCTTGCCAAGGACGAACGCATGAACCGCTGGAACCGTTTCCGCAACGTGGCGAACGAAGAGAACGCCAACGCCTTCGCGGTCGGCAAGAATCCGATTTGGGACACCAACCAAATCAGCGAAGAAATCATTCGCGAGGACAAGGTCCGCAATCCGGACCGCTTCAAGTATCCGGCCGATGCGTTCCCGCCGCCGCAACAGATTGACCCGATGACTGGCCAGCCGATCCCGGCCGCGCCGATCGATCCCATGATGGCCCAAATGCAGGGCTCGGCGGTGCCGAGTGCCGGATTGCCGCCGTCGGCCGCGCCTGTCGCGGAAGCGCCAGCGCCGCCGGCCGTGGTCGATCCGAACAATCCAGCCGCGGCGACACCGCAAGGGGTGGCCTGATGCCTTGGTATCCGGAGAAATCGCGCCGTGTGTACACCGGCCTGGTGAAGCTGAACTTCAGCGGCGAAGGCGCCAAGAATTACGAACGCATTTTCGGCAGCGACGAAGAGTGTGCGGAGCGCCGGCGCAAAGCGATCGCCGAACAGCGCAAGGCAGAGAAACGGGCGGCGGCCGCCACGGTGCAGAACGTTGCGCCGGTGGTGCTGGCGGACAGCCGCTATCGAACAGATTACGACCCCGGCTTGGGCTGTGGGTACGAGAGTAACAGTGAACGCAAGCGCATCATGAAGCAGAAGAAGCTGCGCGAGTTCACGTAACGAGAAGGGCGAAATGCCAGACGCGGGGAGTCCCTGGAAACCCCTCCTCCACTATCTCCGCGTCTTCGCAAAGTAGCCCATGATGTTCGGCCCCGAACGTTTCAGCAGCGCCCCCGGCGAACCGGCAACGCGCGCGAGACAAGTAGGCAACCCGACGTGAGGAAGCGGCCAGACCGGCCCCGAACAGGCAACCCGGCGGACGCGGAAGGACGAGAGCACATGACGATTGAAAACGAACCCGACAACGTGACACCGGCCAGCGGCCTGTATCGTCCGGCGCTGACGCGGTTGTGTTTGTCTCCTGACGGCGATGCCGGCGGGCAGGCCGACGACGTTGCCGAAGACACCGACACCGGCGGGGACGACGACCAGTCGCTAAACGACCTGATGGATAGCGACGGACTCGAAAAAGCCGTGCAGGCGCGCGAGAAGGCGGGCGCCGGCGAAGGCGAAGACGAGGGCGCCGACCAGAAGCAGCAACAGGCCGAAGGCGATGAAGGCGCCGAAGATCTTTCTTGGCGCAACCAGCCTTTGCACCCGGCGATGGCCAAGAAGTACGGCTGCAAAACGCAGGGTGAATTTGCCGACCGTTACGGCGCCAGCAGCACCGAAGCCAAGCGACTGGCGGAGGAAAGCCGGGCAATCACGGCTGAACGCGATGAGTACAAGCAGGCGGTGCAGGAAATTCTGCGCGCGCGTGCGGCGGAGATTCAGCGCGGACAGCAGCAGCAGCAGGCCGCGGCGCCGGCGAAGACGTTCTACGGCTTTGCCAGCGAAGCGGAACTGCAAGCGGCGATGAAAGCCGACCCCGAAACAACGAAGTGGCGCGTCTTCATGCATCAAATGAAGGAACGCCCGGAAATGAAAGAAATGCTGCGCGAAATGGTGCAGCCTGAACTGAAGCCGGTTATCGAAAAGCACCAGAAAATTGAACAGAACGAACAGCGCGAAATCGAAGAGGCGTTCACGGTTCACGTTGAATCGCAACTGCGCGACGTCCTGAAGGACGAGCGTTTTGCGCCCGGCGGGCCGCTGAACACCGCTTTGCAGAAGTGGTATCAGGAAAACTACAAGTACGAGGAACAGCGCGCGCGTATGGACCCCAAGTACAACCTTTGGGCCCGAGCTCAGCGCGAAATTCTCGCACAACTGGACGGCGCCCGCGCGACTGCGAGCGAAGAGAAGTTAAAGGTTCTGCGCGGCAAAGCGGCGACGGCGAAGCCGGGCACGGGCGGACTGACAGCCCCGGCGCGCGGTGGCACGTTCAAACAGGGTATTTCGCGGATCGCGCAGGAAATGCGCGCAGCCGGCGAAGAGATTCCCGACGCCGTGATTAACGACCTTCAAGACCAACTGACGGAGAAGTTGCCGTTCCTGAACAGGTAGGACGCGGGCGGGCGTTTCCGTCTGCGCACATCACAACTAAACACCGCGTGGAGGGCGCGGCGGAAACGATAGGAGCCGGTCATGTCTGACATTTCCCCGATGTTTGTAGCGACACTGAGCGAACAGGTCCTGCCGAAAATCTCCGACCAGATTTTCAAGCGCTGCGTTCTGTGGGACTGGATGCGCCGCAACAAAGTCTTCATGTTCAAAAAGGGCGGAAAGAATATTCAATTCCGCATCCGCAAGAGCAAGTCTTCACTCGGTGGTGCGACCAACGATTGGTTGCAGCGCAATCCGAAGACCTCCAACGCGTTCGAAACCGTCACGGTGGAATGGACTCAGTACAGCTTTTCGCTGTTGATGTCCAAGTTCCAGGCGAAGCGAAACAAGAACGCTTCGAACGTGGCGAAGATGTTCGACGCGGAAGCCGAACAGGTGAAGGAACTGTACCAGTCGGCCATGGAACGCTTCGCCACCTACGCCTACGGCGACGGCACCGCGGTCGATAGCGACGACTTGGCCGTGCCGTTCGACGGCTTGCAGAAGATCTGCCACATTTCCGCCGGCGCTTCAACGAACACGTATGCGGGCATCAACCGCACCACGTCTTCGAACGCGTTCTGGCGCAACCAGGTCCAGGCGATCACCAATTTCGATCTGGACGACAACGGCAACGGCGTCACCAACGGCGTCGAAGGCATGAAGACGCTGTGGAACGAATGCTCCGTCGGCAAGCAGGAAGGCGACAAGACCAACGACAAGTTGGCGCAGTCCCGCGAGGAACCTTCCGGCACGATCACCACTCAGACCATCTACGAACAGTATGAAAATTCGCTGATGGGCCAGTTCCGCTACGTCGACGACAGCGACGTGGACCCGATCAAGAAGCTTTCCTTCCACGGCAAGCCGATCGATTGGGACACCTTCTGCCCGTCCGGAAAAATCTACATGGTCAACTTCGACCATCTGTTCGTGTGGTGCACGGAAGACGACGGCCAGTTGCTGAGCATCTACGACGACGGCAGCCAGGGCCAGGGCACCGTCAAGACGATCACCATCGGCAGCCAGGTGCAGCAGTGGTGCGATAAGCCGTCAAGCTGCGGCGTCGCATCCGTCGCCTAGTACCTGAACGACCCTAGCGCCCGCTGACTTCTAAAAACGTTCGCGCTCACGGGAGCGCGGACAACCGGACAAAAGAACACTGACGAAGGAACATCAAAATGCACATTCAAAACATGGTCGGAAACAGCCTGACGGCTGTGTACACCGCGACAGAAGTGTCTAACAACCACCTGTCGGTCGGGATGAAGTTTTACGATATCGCCCGCAAGGCGTGGTTTATCTTCCTGAAGAATTCAGGCGCCGCCGCGATCACTCAGAAGCTGGCGTGCGTCGCGCTGGGCACAGACAAGAGCAGCTATTTCGCTGCGCTTGCAGCCGCCACTGACGCCGTCATCGGCTTCGCCGGCGTGCGCGTCGCTGATGCCGACAGCATGGCGCAGGGCGAATACGGCTGGTTTCAGTACACCGGCGCCGCGACGTTCCTGCATTCCGGCGGACAGGCCACCGCGGCAAACGAATACATCGTCACTTCCGCGACTGTGGCCGGCAAGGTCGAAGGCGGAGCGCCGACGGTGAACACCGTGGCCAGCCTGGCGGCCGGGTTCGCGCTGTGCGAAGCAGCCAAGACAACGCTCGACGAAGAGGTCAAAGCCAACATCGTCCGCAGCGTGTGGGGCTTCGCCTAGGCGGCACCTTTCCCAACAAACAAGCGACGCCCGCCCCGGTTGAACGGGGCGGGCTTTACCGAAACCACTTTTTCACGGAGCGACGATCATGGGTCCAAAACCCTCTACTATTCTCGCGGTGCTGTTCGCCTGGGTTCTGGCCCTTGGCGTGGCTCCGCTTTCTCATGCTGCGACCGATTACGACAACAAGGCCAACCGCGTTGTGGGACTCGGCACGAACACCGAAACGCTGGCCGCGGCCAAAACGCTGGTGTCCACCGACTACAAGTTCCAGCGGCTGAACCCGGACAGCAGCAACCGCAATGTGGACCTGCCGGCGCTGGCCAACAGCATGGGCTTGTGGTTCGTGATTACGAACACAGGCAGTGCTGGCAACCTGGTCGTGCGCGATCCGGCCGCTTCCACAATTGTCACGGTGACGCCTGGTAATTGGGCGATGGTCACGTGTAACGCGACGACGTGGACACTGGTAGCTGCGGGGCCCGCTTCAGGCACGAGCGACTTTGGCGCCGCCGGCATTCGCGCCGACACGATTACCGAAAGCACTTCCGGTTCGAACGTGACTATCGGCGCGACCGGTATTCATGCAGACCTGCCTGCTGGGCGTTCAAGCTGTACTACGGCGCTGACGGCGACCACCAATGTCACGCTGGCCAACATTACTGGTATGTCGACGACCGTGGACGCTGGCGACCGCTATGCGTTCCGGATCCGCCTTTACACCACGAGTACAGCCAACGGCGGGTTGAAGCTGGGTTTTGGCGGCACGGCCACGGCCACCAGCATCATCGCCAATATCAAGACCTACAACGCGGCAACGCTGAACACGCCGGCGCAAGTGACGTCGTTGGGTGCGCTGTACGGCGCGACGGTCGTTACCGACTTCGTTGAAATCGACGGAACGATAGTCGTCAACGGCGCCGGCACGATCACGCTGCAGGCCGCTCAGAACGCCAGCCATGCTGACACCACTACGGTGAAGGTAGGCAGTTCGATGCACTTCGAATTGATGCCTTAACGGCGGGTTTCCGGTTTCCGGTTTTCTGTTTCCGGTTTTGAAGGGAGTACGCCATGCAGTTCGGATTTGCGCGCGGTTTGACCATGACGGACGCGACGGCGGCGGGTGCGCAGGTATCGCCGATCGCCAGCGCCGGCACCGAAGCGTCACTGACGGCGCCGGCGGGTGCGCATTCACTGTGCGTGCACGCGCCGTCGTTTGCGATTGAACTGCGGCTGGTGGCCGGCGGGGCGACTGGCGGCAAGTTCACCATTCCCGCAGACACCTATTACGAATTGCCGTGCAAAGCGGGCGACATTTTCTATTTCGGCCGCGGCGCCGGCAACACGACGATCAACTTTTTCTTCCGCAAGTTCAGCTAGTGAGGGAGCTCTAAGGCGGTGCATCGTGGCGAAGGCGGAGGCGTTAGAGGCTGAACGGCGAAGCAACGACAGGTTGATAGCGGCGGCGTTCGCCGTCGTGTTCGGTCTGGCGAGTTTCAATCTGTACGAGACGTACACGTTGAATTCGCGGCAGTCTGCCGACGAGGCGCGCCAGGAGAAGGACGGCAAGCAGTTGGACCGGATTGAATCCGACGTGAAAGAAATCCGGAATTGGGTTTACTCGAAAGGGACTCCATGAAAAACCTTTGGGCCTTACTGGCGGCGGTCATGACCGCCGGAGCGCTGTACGCGTCGGAGCCGGTTATCGACGCGCCGGAAAACCCGGCGGTGAAGGTCGTGTACATCGACGGCAAGCCGTACAACGCGACGCCGGCCGCCGTAGCTGCGCCTGCACCTTCGGTCGTGCAACCGCCCGCGGTCATGACCGCCGCAGCCCCACCGGCGGTGCCGGGGCCGAATGTGCAATCTGCCTCTGAAGCGCTGGAAATCGCCAAAGCGCAAGAACGCATGGCGCTCTATATCGGCGCGTTTGGCATGGTTGCAGCGCTTGTTTTGCGGTTCCTGAACGAACGCAAGAAGTTGGACGCCGACCGCTGGGTGGGTCTGACGCAACACGTCTACAACGCCGTGCAGGCGTCGGGAGTACTGGGCGCAAAGCCAAAGCTGGAGAAGGGGCTCGAAATCTTCGAACGCCAATTCATGAAGACCTACGGCAAGGTGCCGACGGAGAAGGATAAGACCGACTTTGAAAACGACGTGGCGCTGTTGGCTTACGACGACGACACGCCGCAGAAACGGGCCGCCTAATGTTGCTCGCGCTGCTGGGACTATTGCCGGCGCTGTTGCCGGTGCTGATGAAGCTGTTCGAAACGGGAGACCGAACGCATGTTCTCACATCTATCGAACCTCCAGCTAGTCCTTTGCGCCGCCGTCGTCGTTCCGGTCCTTCTGCCACTTGGTAGTTGCGCGCCAACGGTGCGCATGGGTGGCACCGACGTCGTGACGAACCATGTTTTCGCCGGCGAAGAACCCGTTGGCGGGGCGGTCCAGGTGGCGACGAACAAGAAAATACCCGTGGTGTCGAAGACGAAGGACGGCAAGACCCACCACGAGGAACGCGACTGCGGGCAGATGGTTTTAGTTACGCCGTGGTGGTGGCGCAGCGTCAACGCCGATTTGCATGAGTACGAAAAGCTGTACGGACCTTTGCCGGAGAAGCGCGACGATGAGCCGCCGACGCATCAACCAACTGGACGGTAACCCGAACGAATCATTCGTGATGTGGGTGATTCTGTTGGCGTTGCTGGCGGTGCTGCTGATTTGGGGCCGCGATGCCGAAGCCGCCGAAGTGCTGAACGGTCCGGGCCTGTGTTACAGCGAAGGCCGCGTCAGCTATCACGTGGACGTGTCCGACATTCTGGCGAAGAAGCTGCCGAAGGACAAAGAACACAAGGAAATCTGCCGACGCCTGGCGGAGACGCTGAAGGAAATCGAAAAGGAAAAACCGCCGCCGCGCGACGTCGAGCAACCGAAGGCGAAGAAATTGGCAGGACCGGAAACAGAGTGGGAGAGCGAGCGACAAACGTTTTGACGGCCAAGGAAAGGGGCGCCGTGTGCGCCAAAACCCGGCTCCGCTCGATGAGTTCTACGTCAGGCCGCGCCGGATTCTGCTTTACTGCGACGGCTGCCGGAAAACGTGTTGCTTCATTATGACGGTGGACGGGTTGTATTGCGTCGGGGAACCGCGCGAGGGGCGACGGGGATGCGAGCGTAAGAAAGACTGGAGATAGGCCACATGGCGTACACGCTTGCCGACTGCCGCACATTTTTGCAGCACTACAACGACGAAGACACTTCCGATAAAGCGCTGGCGATCTACGACAAGTGCGCGAATCAGGGCAGTTGCGACCTGCACGAACTGTGCAACTGGGACTTCGACCGCCGCCTGGCGGAACTGACGTTTCTGGCCCCGTATTCCACCGGCACCATTTCCATCAGCGTCGACAGCCCGACATTGAGCGGATCCAGCACCGTCTGGACAGAAGCCATGCAGGGCGGCTATTTCCGCTTCAATGGCGAGCAACAGACCTACCGCGGGAAGACGCGCACCGGGGCCACGGGGTTCACGTTACAAAGTAACTACCGCGGCGCCAGCAATCTGGCCGCCGGCACGACGTACGAATTGACGTTCCCGCGTATTGCGCTGCCGACGAACTTCCGCTGCTTTGAAAATCCGATCATCGAAAGCGGCGACTGGCGCTTGGAGCCGGCGCTGGACGTGATCGACATCAAACAGATGTTGCGCTTGCAGCGCGAAGTGAACACGCCGCGCGAATACGCAATTGAATGGGCGGTGGCTGACAGCGCAGCAACGACCGTTCCTGTGCCGTACATGTGGGTGTACCCGTCTCCGAGTGAAAAAGAGATTATCGAAATACCGTACTACTGCACCCCGTCGGAGGCGACGGCGGTGGGCCACGACTTCGGATTCCCTGACCAGGCCAGCCTGCATAGCGTCCTGCAACAGATTCAGCTTGGCTACCTGTTCATTGAAAAGGGCAAGGGCGACAAGCACCTGATGAACGCGCGCGCCATGGCGATGCAGCGCATGGGTCAGTGGCGCAGCCGCACGGAGAGCTTGCAGCGTGAGGAAATCAGCGATGAGCCGGCGGGATCGCGCGACCGCTGGCGCCGGCGCTGGGCGGATGGTGAACCGGTTTACGAATAGGGGCAGAACGTGCCGCAGATTGTGCTGTTTCCGACGAGGATTGAACGCAGCGTGGCGCTGGAGGCGATGCCGCCAGACGCCGCGTATGTGTTGCAGCACGCCGATTTAAAGTTTCTGCAGGGCCGCGTGCGCCGCGGCGGCGGGTACCAGCGCAATCAGGTATCGGGCAGCACGAACACGGTTACCAACTGCGCCGTGTTCACGCGTCGCGACTGCAAAAAGTTCCTGCTGGATTGCAGCGACGCCGGCACGGTGCGCATGACACCCGGCGATGGACAGCAACCGTGCGGCGGACCGCTGCCGCTGTTCAACAATGAAGAAACCTTCGACGACACTTACGACGAGAATTTCGATCAGGGCCCCGACCCGGACGCGGCGCTGCCCCAAAACAATCTCGCCATTGCGCTGGACGAATGGAGCGCCGCTGCCGGATTGGTCACGTCGCGCGATTTGTCGGCGTTCTTTGCCGACGGCTATGCCGGGCCCGGACGCGAAGGCCGCATTTTCCGCATGGGCAATTACAGCACGTTCAATCCGCCCGTTGCGTCGGGAATCATCGACCGTTCGGGCACGCTGATCGTTACTGAACGCAATCCGTACGTGAACGGCAATAACCACGAATTCACCTTCAACGAAGCGACGTTCACGCTGGTGGTCGATGCCACCACCGGCGGGCCTTCGCCGTCCATGCGTCTGGAACAGGGCTATATCGATAGCAACGGTGACGAGGAGTGGCCATCGTGAGTTTTTCAGCGATCACCGCCACCAACCTGGTCACCGGCCGCAATGGCGCTTACCGCGAGCATTTCGCGCAAGTGGGCGACGTCGGCGTGTTTGGCAACGGGCACGACAAGTGGAAGGTATTCCAACTGCGCACCGGCAACGTGTACGACTTGGGCATTGCCGCGCCGGGCGCGCTGGGCGGCGTCAGCAGTGGCGGCGCCGGCAATGTTAAGGGCGCGGTGCGCTACCGCGGGCGCTGGTACGACCAATATACGAACACGATGAGTTTGCCGGGTACGGAAACGTCGTTCGCGGCGACGGGTAATAGCGTGAACATTACGCAGCCTGGGAGCGCGCCGGGCCGGGCCACGCATTTCATCGTCGAACGCACGACGGCCGGCGGGTCGTCGTTCTTTCCGGTCAATCGGTCGTTTGACAGCCCCAACGGTACGGCGCTGGGCAGCACGTGCGCGGACAATCTGGCCGACAACCTGCTGCGCAACCGTGCGCTGTTGAATGAAAATCAGGGCATTCCGAAAAACTACCGATTCTGTGAAGGCCATGGCGGATTTCTATGGCTGGGCGGCGGGCGCAAACACCGTGTGCCGGTGCAACTGACGGCCAGCAACGCGGCCGTGTCCGCAGTGGCGGGCGGTTTCAACCAGGACATGGTCGGGCAGGACCTGGCGGCCGACGGCGACACCGACGGCAAGAGCTACCGCATTCTGTCCGTATCCGACTCCAACAATCTGACATTGGCCGCGAACTACGCGGGATCGACCGGCGTTAAAAACGTGACGATTGCTGGTGTGCGCGACTATGGCGCCAACAGCGAAGCGGACAGCCCCGAACATTTCGGCAGCCAGGAAGTCGGGTTTTGCAGCAACGAATACCGGATCGGCAGCGACGGCGAAGCGCTGGTGGGCGGGTGTGGTTTTGGCCGCGGCGGTTTCCTGTGGGCCAAAGAAACGATGTTGTACGCTCAGTTCTACAGCCAGAATCCCAACCCGATTATTGGCGACGGCGTGATTACGGCCGTGCCTGTGCGCCGCGGCGCGTTGTCTCCGCTGGCGATCAAGAGTTTCGACGGGCGCGCGTACGGCATCGACTACAGCGGCATATGGAGCATGGCGCCGGGCGGGATCCCCGAAGAGATCGGGCAGCCATTCCGCAACGACTGGATATCCGGGAAGATCAATTTCGAAGCGGGCGACAATTTCTATATCTCCGAAGATCCATTCCGCGGCGTGCTGCTGTTCCACATTTGCGAAGAGACCGACCGCTACCCCGGCAAAGTTCTGGTGTGGGATTTGGAGCGGCGGCGCTGGATCGATAGCAAGCGGCGCATGCCGCAATCGCCCTGCGGCGTACCGTTGCCCGACGACAAGGGCGCCTATCGCTTTAATTTCTTCACCACGCGTTCGGGCAGCGTGAAAAGCTACATGTGGACTGATGAAATCGGGTTCAGTGCGGGCGCCGCGCCCAGCACCACGCCGCTATATGGCCAAGTTGACCAGGGCGCGACGGATACGGAAATACCGCTGAAGTCCGCGACGTTGCCGACGAGCGGCGACAAGCTGAAAGGTGTGGCGCTGCGGATCATTCGCGCCAGCAACGGGCAGGAAGAGGAACGCATTATTTCCGACAACACGGCGACGACGCCGACGGTGTCGGCAGCGTTCAGTTTCACCCCGGCGGAGAACGACGAATTCCGGATCGCGCCGCTGATGTTCGTCTATCGCAGCGGGCGTCTGGACGCGGGCCAGCCGGAGCGCAAGAAGAAATGGAAATGGCTATGGGTGCGCGCGGTCTACAAAACCGCGTGCGTGCCGTTTGTGGTGAAGGTGTATTACGACGGATCGACCACGCCGGACAGCAACCACAAAACATTCAGCCAGAACGGCGTCACGGCCACGGAGGCGGTCGCGGGCTATACGGTGAACCCCACGACGGCGAACCAATACCGCTTTCAGATCCCACTGAACAACCGCAAGGCGACGACGATTGAAATTGAAATCACTCAGAACAAGGCCGGGCAGCCCTTCGAATTGATGGAACTGAAGCTGGATTACGACGACGAAGACCGGGAAAGCCCGACGGGTAAATGACGATGGAAGCGACGGCGGAAATTCTAGCGGCGATGAAGGAGCTAACGGCAGCGTTGGCCAGCCGCGGCGCCACGCCTGGCGGCGACTATCAGCGCATGCAGATGTTCGCCTTGTCCAAAGAACAGCGCACGCCGTCGCCGTTGCTGGTATCGAAAGAAAACGGCGGCCTTGAGGTCGCGACGAGCAATCCGCGCACTGCTGTTTCGCTGCTGAACTTGGACAGCACGCGCACGATAGAAGTGTTGCTGACGGCGGCGCACACGACCAACCCGCTGGAGATTTACGCCAGTTATCAGGACTTCGCCAAGACCGAACTGGCCGACCAGGTGACCGACAACACGACCAACGGCACCACGGCCGTGACGGTGATAGCGGCGCCGGCGACGGGCGTTACTCGCGGCGTTAATTTCCTGAGTGTGTACAACGCCGACACGGCGGCCAAGTCGGTGATTGTGCGCGTGTTCAACGGCACCAACCGCCGAACGATTTGCAAACGTGAGATTCAGCCCGGCGAAACGCTGGTGGTCACACCTACGGAAATCAGCGTACAGATACCGACCGTTGTGCAGTCGATCATTGCGGGCGATGGACTGTCCAGCAGCGGCACCGCTGAAGTGACGTTGTCGGTCAACGTTGACGACACGACGCTGGAAATTAACAGCGACGCGCTGCGTATTAAGAATGCAGGCGTTAAAGAACAGAACATCGACAACGGCGCCGTAACGTACGCGAAAATCCAGAATGTCAGTGCCACGGATAAATTGCTGGGTCGCTCCACGGCCGGCGCCGGTGTCGTTGAGGAAATCACCTGCACGGCGGCGGCGCGCAGCATCCTGGACGATGCAAGTACGAGCGCTATTCGCACGACGCTTGGTGTCGGCACAGGCGACACGCCAACGTTTGCCGGGATCAATCTCGGCGACGAAAACCTGAACGATTACGACGAAGGGACATTCACGCCAACCATTTTCGGCACAACGGGTTCTCTCGGAGCATACGCCGCTAACGCGAGTGAAATCCACGGTACCTATGTGCGCATCGGCAGCCAGGTCTGGATCAAGCTGTACATCGTGTTGACAAACAAGGGTAGCTGGACGGGCAATGCCAGGGTCGGCGGCTTGCCTTTTACCTCGGCGGCGCAAGGCACAGGTACGTTCAGCACGGTGGCGATCGGCTGGCACTCTGGCATTACGATTGGCGCGTCCACTATTGCTCTCGGCGGATACATCCTCCCTAACGACACATCGGTTTTTCTGGCTGAGAATGTTTCCGCGTCATCCCCCACAGCGCTTCCGATGACCAGCATTGCCAATAACAGCGGGATCATGATTAGCGGTTGGTACAAAGTTTAAGGGGATCACATGGCCACGCGCGAAGTGAACGAAGTCGAGATGAAGGACATCACAATCAAAATGCGGGGCGCGCGGCGCAGCGTCGAAATCTTGCGTATTACTGAAATTCAAGACCTGCAAAGCGGGAAACAGTTGGCGCGCAATAGGCACCGCGAAGCGATCGATTTAACGCCGTTCGATAGAGACGGGAACGCGTTGCCGGATGTTGCCGCGGCGAACGCGGCGCGGCTGATTGAAGTGCTGGGCACTGAACTGGCGCAACGCGTGACGCGCGTGGCGAGATACGAATAAGGCAAACTGAAACGAGGTCACTTATGCCAGTTGGAAACTTACACGGCGGACGGGCGGCGAGCATCGGCACTGTTGGCGTTCAGGGCCGCACGACGACGCACAATCTGGGCGGCTACAACGGCGGCTACAACACGGGCGCCCGGGGCCCGCAGGCGACGAACATGCTGGGCGGCGGCACGCGCTACGCCGGCACCAACAAAAGCAGCACCTTTCAGGCGGGCGTTGCACCCAAGCCCGTCACGCCGGTGGCTGCGAAACCTTCCACGCCTGGCGCTCCTGCCGGAGGCACGCTGGGTTCGACGTTCAATTCGCGCCTGGAAAGCATGATGAACAATCCCGGCATGAGCGAAGAGACGATCGAAGGGATGATAAACCGCGGCACTGAGGGCATCGCTGAAGCGCAGCGCGACACGCAGTTCAACCTGGGCATGCGCGCGAACATGACCGGCGGCGCCGAAGGCGGGGCGATGCAGGCCGGCATGCGGCGCATTGCTACCGATTTTGGCGGACAGCGGGCCAACTTGGCGCGCGACGTACGCGTGGAAGCCGAGAAGGACCGCCAGACGCGATTAATGCAGGCGATGGGTCTGGCGTCGTCCAGCGTTGAAGGCGACAAGAACCGTGCCTTCCAGGGCGACCAGGCCAACGCCGCGCGGGCCGCTGCCGACGCGCGCTATGCGCAAGACCGTATCGACCGTCAGAGTGAAATCGACCGCGCCTATACCGACCGCATGGAACAGCGCAGCTATGAAGACATGCTGCGCGAGCGCGAGGCGCGCAACCAGAAGCCCGCCGGCGGTGCGAACTATAGCGACGTCAAAGGCGACCGGCTTTCGGGAAATACCACCAGCGTAAACCCCGGGATTGTTGCGCCGCCGGCGACGACGCCGGGGCAGCCGACAACGCCCACGGTGAAGAAGTGGAGCGAAGCCGACGCCGAAGCCGAGAAGCGGAAGTGGGAAGAGTACTATCGCAAGTATGACCAACAGAACGGCACCAATTCCGTGACGCCGTCGCGCAGCGTGTCCCCTGCGGTGAGTACGGGTGCTGGCGTGGGTGCGGGCATCGGGGTTGTTCAGCCGGCGCAGCCGGCGTCTGACTTCGGCGTCATTGCTCCACGCCCGGCCGCGCCGAAGCCCTCCACGGGTATCACCGTCGGCGGCGTGCCATGGGCGGCTCCGAAACCGGGCATCACGGGCGCGAATGGACTGTGGCAATTGCTGACGGGCGCGCTGGCGTAAGACAAAGACACCGAACACACACTGAAAGGATCGTTGATTATGGCGCTTGGATTATACGGACAGGGTGTGCAGGCGGGCCCGTATGCAGAACTGACGATGGGTAGCCCGGAATACAATGAACACATGTTCCGGCGGCAAATGGCGGGCGTAAAGAGCGACCGCGATTTGCGCATGCTGGAACTGATGATGGGGCGTGAGGAACGTTCGCAGCTTGCCAAGGAACGCGAGGCGGAACGGACCTATCGCCAGTCGCGCGACGGCGTGGGCGACCAGCGGTTCGAAACCGAACGCGGCGACAAGTTGTCGACGTTGATCCGTGAAGGCGCGTACCGTGACAATCGCGACCGCGTGGGCGACACGGAACGGGAACGCGCCTATGGTGACAGCCGTACGGACACCGACCGTAAATTCAAGATTGAAGAGGGCGACGCCGCGGCGCGGCGCAAAGCAGCAGAAAATGCCGCGGCACTCAATGCGGCGCAGATTGCTGAAATGAATGCGCGCACCGGCAAGATCGGCGAAAAGACGATTCAACAGCGCATTGAAGAACAGATTTTCAAGCCGCTGTTGGACGAACCGGGCATGAACACCACGACGCCGCCGGCGCCGAACGCTCCCCCGCCCCTTCTGGCGCGTCCGAAAGCTGAAAGCGTTTACACGCCTGGCGGATCCGCCGCCGCGGCGCCAATGTCGACGGGTTCCCGCATGGAACAGTTGCTGAACGCGTACGACCGCATACAGGGCCGCGCCAGTACCGCCGACCAAGAGCACAAACGCCGGATGCAGGAGTTCGAATTCCGAGCGGCAGAACGGGCCGCAGCGCGTGCGGATCGTGAGTCCGATCCGAACTTCGTTGATTTAAACAAGATCCGTGAAGAACGACGCCAGCACTTGGCCGCATTGTTCTCTCCTGCCATCAAGCAGGCTAGTGAGCTAGGGGACCACGAACGTATGCAGGAACTTACGCGCGAATTCTTGAACGCCCAAGCGAAGGTCAGCACTGGCGACCCGCGCGAAATGACGTTCGAAACTCCGACACTTCCGCGGAATCCGCAATCTTCACTGAAGTATGTCAGTAACGCATTAGGCGGTACCGACCCGGTACAGGTGTGGCAGCACGCCAAAGCGATTATTGGCCCGCGTATTAAAGAACAGATGTTGCGCCGTGGAATCACAAATCCGCAGCAACTTGAGCAGTTGGCTAACCAATCCTTTATTGATTACTTCGTCGGTAAGGGTGTTGACCCGACACATGCGGCAACGTTCGTTAAGACCATGCTGTTGGATGGCGTGGAACTATAACCCATGGCAGCGTACGACGACATTTTACGGATGATGACAACGCCCGCCGCGCAGGAAGAACCTGCGCCGATGCCGGCCGCCGTACGTCGTCGCAGAAATCCCCCACGGCCGCGCGATCCATTGGACGACTTGCTTGGGCTTAGTCCGATTGAGCCTGAAGAACCGGCGCCGGTGCTGCCACCCGTGGCCGAACCTGAACCCATTGCACTTCCCGAACCGGAACCACAGGAAGAAGGGTTCCTTTCGAAGGTCGGGTATGTGCTGGATACACCGGGAGCGCTGTTTCGCGGGTTGCTGGCCGGCAAGGCTGGCAGCCGCGTCAGCGGGCAGGAACTGCTGCACAACTATGGGCTGGTTGACCGCACGGATAACCCGCTGTTTAGCGGCGCCGGCGCGGCTGGGCTGGCGTCTGAAATCCTGCTAGATCCTTTGAACCTTCTACCCGGATTCATGGGCATCAAGGCATTGTCTGGTGTGGGCCGGGCCACGTCGAAAGTAACGCCGTATCTGGACGACGCGGCGAAGCTGGCGGCGAAGTATGCCAATGAGGTTAAGGGCGCAAAAGAACTTGCCCGACGCTCCGCGCAGAACGTCGTCGAACAGGCCGCCGCTGACGGGGTGTCTTTAGTTGACGACGTCGCCGAAACAGTGGTGAAGAAACCACCGAAAAAACCCGTGCACGATTTACTTGGCGACCTGGTGGACGACGCCGGGGAAGCGGTTTCGCGTGAAGAATTGGTGAAACGCCTGGCGCAGCGCAACGACGAAGTGGGCGCGGCTGCGCGTGAATTGCTGGAGAACAAAGCGGCGCGCGGGCTGGGCGATGAAGCGTTTGAAATTGCCGAGAACGCCGGCGACCGGGTGAACCGTGGGCAGGAAGCGCTGTTCAGCATTGGCGGACGGGTTGAGCCTTTCGCGCCCCTGCCCTACCTGGGCAAACTGGGCTTTGACCTGCCGCAAAAAACATTGATCGAAGGCGCAGAGACGGCGCAGAAGATACAGGACGCCTGGAGAACGTTTGCCGGGGCGCCCGTTATTCGCGACGTGGGCAATCTGTTCAGCAAAACCGCGGGCGTGGCGGGCAAAGCGGGCGCGGCGATCAAAGCGGCGAAGGAAGACTTTTTCCGCGACGTGGCGAAGGGCGAAGGCGACGCGGCGCGCGAAGCCGAAGCGATGCTGAACGAATTGACGGGGCTGGAGAAGGCGCCGCCGCCGGCACCGATCATCACGCCACCGCCTAGCGCTGTTGACCACTTCAACACGCACTTGGATGAAAACGGCAATCTGATTGATAACGCCACGGGAAACGTAATCGAGGCGGCGCCGACTCGAAGCATTTTCGACGAAACGGAATTCACGGGGCCCACACTCCCGGCGCCGCCGCCGTCGTTGCTGGATGAAATGACCGACGCCGACCGCTACGGCAATCTGATTTTAAAGCCAAAGCCGAACGTTGCCGAAGTGACGCAGATGCCACCGCCACCGGCGCCGGCACTGAAACCGTTCAGCGACGAGGAATTGTTAGAGCGCGCACGGGCGCGCGGTGAAGTGCCACCAGTAGAAACGCCGGCGGCGCCTCCCGCTCCGGCCGCGCCGGTCAACGGGCCCACTCTCTCCCCGGCTGACGCTCCGATGGGCGCAGCGGACGCGGCGCGGCCGGTGTTTGACGACTTCACGAAGCTGGAGAAGGGCCACGGCGTGGAGTTCCGGCCGGCGGATGCCGTTGGCGGTGCGCGGGGCTTGCGCAAAGCGCTGAAAGGCAAGGTCGTCAACATCGACGACGCCAGCGGCATGGCGACGATTGAAACGCCGTCGGGCCAGTGGATGGTGCCTATCGATAAGGCGAAGCGCCGCGACAAGTTCGTGCGCAAAGATCTGGCGAACGCGCAGAAGCGCTTCGAAAACGCCACCGTTCCCAAAGAAACCCGCGACCTGGCCGCGGATGCTCGCAAGCTGCACCTGGAACAGACGGGCATACCCGACGAATTGCTGATGAAGGGCGGCCGGGTTGACGGCGAAGTGAACCTGGGCATGGAGGCGCAGAGTTTTGTTAAAGAGAAGCGCGACGACTTGCTGCGTGGGCTGGGTATTGATGATGTCGGTCCCAAAGGCCAGGCCGCCGCGCTGCCGAAATTGCTGGAAGACCTGCTGCCCAAAGTCGAGGCGGGGCAAGCGCCGCTGCCGAACCTGAAGAAGGTCGAGTTCGTAGGGGATGTTGCACCCGGCGACAAATTGAAGTTTGCGGGCCATCCGTGGGAGGCGAAGGAGTTTACGCCTGACGGCAAAATACGCCTGAAGGATACGGACCTACCCGACATTACGGTGCCGGAAGGGCTGGTACCGAAGGACAAAGGAACGGCGATAAACCGCGCGCCGGAAGGGGTGATCGATGAATTCATGCCGCCGGAGTTGCGCGGGCCAGACCCGAAAATTGCGAAGATCAACAAAGCCGCCGACGTGCTCGCGGCGACAGAAGCGAAGCTGGGCGTCAATCCTGCGGGAATGGTGGATGAAGCGGCGGAAGGCGCGCAAGCCGTCCGGCCGCGACCTGGTGGCGATGCGGGATCTGTTCTATCTGGAGAACTGCCCGCCCGAAAATTGGGTGATCGAAACGACGTTCGAATACCGGATGCCGCGGCGAATCGCGCGCCTGACAATCTCATAGGCAAGGACGCAAGTTTGCGCAAGGGGTCTGACGACATTCTGGAAAGCGGATCCGCACGCGTGCCGGACGATAAGGCGCAGATGGTCGCGCCGGCGCCTGGCGATGGTCCGACCATTCCGCAGAACCTGAAGGCGCTTTCCAACGTTGAACTGGCGCGGCTGTCTAACGACCTGATGAAAGCGGGGCGCATTGAAGACGCGCGGCGCGTCATTGCTGAAACTCGCCCGGACCGCATTGCCAAAACACAGGCGGAGATACGCGCCGCCGGCGGCCGCCCGTCTGACAAGACACGTGAAGACCTGCGCGACATGATGCAGCAGGACCGTCAGTACAACGCGGAACAGAAGGTCGTCGGCCAATTGCAGCCAGTGGCCGAAGCGACGAAAGCGGCCGCGAAAGACGCGGCGCAGATTTCGAAGGGTTTGGCGCCGGAAGTCCACACGCGGGTCACCAACCTGCTGGAAAAGCTGGACGCGTCCGACGCGCCTGAATTGATGAAACTCGCCGGGAAGATCCGCGAGAAGTACAAGACCATGCTGGAAGTGGAACAGAAAGCGGGGCTGAAGTCCGCGGCGTACAAAGGCGCGATCGATTACACCACGCACGTGTCGACCGAAGAAGGCCGGCGGTTCTTCCAGTCGTTGAAGCGCTACCCGAAGAAACAATTCGCTGTGTTCCAGGCGTTGCACGAACAGCGTCTGGCAAAGGGCCTGACGCCCGCGGCGGAGTCGATTCCCAACCTGCCTAAGCTGGAGAAAGAAGCGGCCGAACGGTCGATCGTCAGCAAGACGCACGGTAAAGCGCCGGACCTGCAGAAGGGTAAGCCGGTTCCTTTAAACGTTCAGAACGTAGGCGAAAAGGCGCTGCTTGATCTGGACGACGAGGCGCGCCAGTTCATACTGCGCGAGGGCCTGAAGGACGAGTTTTTGGCGTTCTCGCGATCGATCGACAACAGCCACCCGTCACAGATTGCCCGTCTGCCGGCCTATCGCGACCTGACGATTGAAGAATTGAACAGCGTCTTCAGCAAGTGGAACGGCAAAAATCCCGTCTTCAATCCGAACCCCGCGGCGCAACAGTTCGCTCGTGAGGCGCGGCATATACGCGCCATGGCCGGGCAGAAAATGCTGGACCGCATTGGCGAGAACGTCGGCAAGCCTATCGACCCGAAGATTGCCGAAGGCGGTAAAGCGATCAAGCTGGACGAAAACGGCACGGAAGTACTGACGCAATTCAGCGACGGCACGGTGGGCCTGACCGAACACAACAAACAGCGTATCGCCCGCGGGCTGGAACCTGTCAGCTATGACCCGCAGACGGCGACGGCGATTCTTGAAATGCAGAACAAGTTGCAGAATCCCGAAGAAGTCGGGCCGCTGTTGCAGTGGTACGACGGCATCACACGCATTTTCAAAAGCAGCATCACGCGGGCATTCCCGGCGTTCCACGTGCGCAACCATATCAGCAACCGCGTGCAGAGTTGGCTGGGCGGTGTGCCGACGACGGGCGAACATTACAAGATTGCCAACCAGGTCATGGCCGGCGCCGACGTGAAAGTAAAATTAGGCGACGGCAAGACGCTGACGCGCGACCAGTTGATTAAAGAGGCGGCGGACGCTCGCGCGCTGAAGGGCGGTTACTTCGAAGATCTTCTGGAAGGTGCGGCTGATACGACCGACGGCCTGGCCGAACGGCTGGACAGCACAAAAGGCAAGGGCTGGAGCTTCGATCCGCGCGACCCGAACAACGTTTTCGTCGATAACCGCGTGTTGAAGATGGGCGAAAAGGTCGGTGCGACGCTTGCCGCCGGTCCGGGGCGTGTGGCTTCTGGCGCCACGAAAAACCTTTCCAAGATTGACGGCAAGATACTGGAGAACACCGACCGCCTGGGGCATTACGTTTATATGCGCCAGCAGGGCTTGTCGCCGGCGGCCGCGGCGCAGCACGTCGACAAATACCTGTTCGACTACAGCAAACAGAACATGAACGACTTCGAAAAGAACGTCATGAATCGCGTCGTATTCTTCTACGGCTACACGCGCAACGTTCTGCCGATGGTTTTGGACACGGCATTGAACGACGTTCGCAAAGTGAAACGCATTACGCAACTTGGCCAGCAACCAAGCAAGCCGGAACATCTGCCCGAATACGCGCGACAGGGGCTGGGCGTGAATACGGGTATCGACAGCGAAGGCAATCGCACGGTGGCCTACGACCTGGGCACGCCGATTGAAGCCGCGGCGCAGCCGATCGCGAACCCGCTACACTTTGCGCTGAATTCGCTGAATCCGATCATTAAGACGCCGCTGGAAGTGGCCAGCGGGCAAGACTTCTTTTTACAGCGCCCCATTGAGAGCAACACGAAGGCTCCGCACTACGTTGAAGACATGCCGGACAGCGTTAAGGCGGTGCTGGGCGTGAGCGAAGAGACGGGCAAGGACGGCAACAAGCGCTATGAAATGGACCCGTACGCGCTGTTTGCGTTGCAGCGTTCGCCACTCTCGCGCCTATCGAACACGGCCAGCAAGGCGACGGACGAGCGCAAGAGCGGCGGCGAAGTGGGGCTGAACCTTCTGGCCGGCCAGCGTATCGTGTCGATCGATGCCGAAGAAGAGACGCGGCGCGCGCAGAAACGCGCAATCACCAAGCGGAAAGACGCGCTACGCAAAGAGGGCAAGAACAAGAGCGCGGAATACCAGCAGTTGCTTAAGGCTGAGAAGGCGCTGTAATTTCCAGAACTAACAGCCCGCCCTTTGTTGTGCCGCATTTGTTCCATCCGGCCATAAGGAAACAATACCCCGGATTTTCGGATCGCACTCTCTCCGGATTGACGTAGGTATAATGCCTTTCACCAGGCCAGATTTTAAAAGCAATTGCGTCCGCTTCTCGAATAAGCCCGGACGAGCGCAATGCGCCCTCGTTTCGGAAGACTGCGCAGTTAATTCCTTTTTGGCCCGAGTCGTCTTTGAATTTACGCCAAACAAATAACGCTGTTTCATCCCACGTACGCAGCACGAACTTTTCACCTGGCCCGCAAAATAGCCTCCGCTGCCGGCCGTCTTTATAATTGTACGCCGAGTAGTGCCGATTGTAGAGGGCCAACGCCGCGCGATCGCCGTCTTTCGTGATCCACCAATTCGGCGTTTCGGCATTCATTTGTTTCCTTTCAGCACTTCGGCCAGTAGTTCGTCGTCGTCTTTGCAGCGCATTTTCCACCACGCGCGGCACGCTCCACAAAATCCAGCCATATGTTCGAGCTTGTTGCGCCACGTTTTCGGCCGGTAACGGATGATGATGTACGCATACTCGCGCGCCATGCACGGGCCGCATCGGTCGTTATAGTCCGTGTTGCCGCACTTCGGACACTTGATGTTGAACGGCAGCAATGCGGCCATTCATTCCCCCGCGGCGAGAACGGCGGCGAGTTTCTTTGGTCCGCCGGCGGCCTGTGCTGCTTTGTTGCGTTCGTTGAACAGCGCGCGTTTGGCCTGCGCCAGTTCGTATTCGTTCGGGTTGTATCCGCCACTGTGCACGACCCGGTAGCGGTTGCGCACGACCGGATCGGTAACGGCATTGATGCCCTGGGCGAGAAACTTGTACGCCTCCAGGTCGGGCTGGCTGGCCAGCTTCACGCGCTGTTTGCCGAGTTTAATCAGCGCCGAGAGCAAGCCGTCGTTGGCCCAGCCGGCACGCATGAGAATGGCGCGCCAGTGGTCCACGTCGCGCCAGTCTTCGTCCGTGGCCGCCTGTTTCGCGTAGTTCTTCGTGCTGTTTTTCAGCGCCAAAGAATTTCCGACCGCGGCCGCTGGCGGCGCGGTAGTAGTCTGTTGCTGTTTAACTGACAATGACACTGACGGCGGTGTGACCGGCGGTGTGACATTTGGCGGGTGTTCGGGTGGATCGGCGCCCAGCGCCAGCGGCATGGTTTTGTCGTGGCGCGATTTGTTTTTTCGGGCGGCGTCGGCGTCGCGTTGTTTCTGCTGTTCGACCAGTTCAGGAAAATAAACGATGCCCTTCTCGTCGCAATGGATCGCGCCTGCTGACAGTAATTCCTGAAAGGTGTTCTGGAAGTTGCTCAACTGGCAACCGCAACGCGCTGCGATTACAGAAGAGGCAAGGCCGCCAGAAGCGTTTTCGAGGAACCCGTAGCGAGGGGATCCATTGTGAGCGATGTAGCGCATGCGTTCATAAAGCCCCTGCGCAGCCAGGGAACAGCCGAAGACCGGCGACTGCATGTCGTCGCCGGGGTACACTTTGAAGTAAGGTAGTTTCGCCATGCGCGGCTTACTCCAACGTTCACTTAAAACTAAACAGATGCGGGTACGGCTGGGAATTCGGACCACTCTCGGCCGTCGAGAAGGCGGCCAGCTTTTGCTTTGCCGACGGGTTCCATATTCTGGTGACCGGCGCGCAGCAGACCGTTGACGAAATGCCATTCGCTGATGAAACAACCGCCAGACTTGGTTAAGATCTTCCGCCGTCGTGCTTCTTCGAAGTCCAGCCAGTGACCCCACTGCTTGAAATAGAAAGCGACGCCCGCCTCTTGGCATTGGTCGCGGATCGAGCGCGCCCAATCCGGATGCATGGGCCGGGCGCCGGCGCCGCTTTCACCGCCGACGATGACCCAATCAATCCGGTTTACTGAGCGGCCCTGCAGTGGACGAATAACCCCGTGGTCACCGGTCAACGCGTCAATTTCAACTTCCCCGTTGTGCTGTATTTCTCGAAGTGTCACCGAGCCCAGCAACGGTTCACACGACAGGAACCGCACGGCCGCGGGCGTTTTCAACAATTCAGGAATGCGTGAATCGGCAGCTTTCTGGTCTTCGACGCTGACGCCCAGCCAGACGTTGGGCAGCGGCCAGTCTGGCCGACGATCTTTGCGGATGTGGTAATCCCAGTCCTTTCCGATCTGATTGCAGAACGGAAGTGCGGCGCGAAACACCAGCCCTTCACGGTTACCGTACGCCGCGAAATACCGCCGCATGCGTTCGGCGCGTTTGGTGAGCACCTGAAACGTGACGTCTGGGCGCAACGCCATGACGGCGAACATCTGGTCGAGTAGCTCGTCAGACACCCACTCGCCAAACATGTCCGTCATGTCGTTGAGGAACACGCGTTTACCCGTGAGCGTTTTGGATGTGAGCAGGTGGCGCACTTCCTTTTCGTCCAGGTAGGGGATCAGCTTGCCCATGGTGACAGCAGTAAACGGCTCACCCCGGCCAAAGCGTTTGGCCATGCCCTCGGCGTAGCAATGCGTGCAGCCTGAAGAAACCTTCACGCAACCCCACACCGCCTTTCCAGCCGGGTTGCGATAGCGCAGCGGGTTACTCGTGGCGTCGGTCCATTCGATGCCGGTGCGGTTGCTCATGCGTGCGCCTCCTTCGCGGCGGTCATGACCGCCGCGACTTCATCGAGTTCTTTGAGCATGGCTTTAAGACCGTTCGCCGTGCCTTCAGCTTGGCGCAACTGGCGTTCGATGTCCGATCGAATGTCTTGCCGATGAGGGAGATTGCGCAGCTTGCGCACCAATTCGCCAACCTTGCCGGCGTCCCAATGACTCAGTCGAATACCGGAGGCCGTTTCAAAATCCTTTACCGCCTTCTGTAGTTCCACGAGTTCTTGCGCATTGAAACGAACGTTCCGCCGTTCCTCTTCGCGGCCTTCTTCCCTGGCTTGGTTAAGGCGTTCCGTGATTTCGCATTTCGGCACCAGTTGTTCACATGCGCGGCGCATCAATGCGGCGAGAAAACAACGATCCGGCGGTATCGGTGACAGCTTGCCCGCTTCGACTTTCTGAAAGAGCGATTTACCGCGGGGTATCAGTAGCCCCCAATTCGGCGGCAGTTCTCCGTCTTTGACAATGGCAGGATCGCCGACAGCAACCCACCAGCGGTCACAGTAATTAAAGAAGTCGTCGGCTTTGCCGGGGTCTTTCAATTCGCGCAGCCAGTCGGAGCGCGACACTTTGATTTCGATGCCGTGGAGTTCGAGGCCGCGCGATGGCCACAGACTCATTGCAATTCCGTCCGCTGACCGCGTGCCGGCGAATCCGGTACCGTTTGGCACTTCCGTCAAGAATGCCCAAGCGCTGCCGGAATAGCGGCCGCGCAACGCGGCGAGCACTTCGCCCGTGTTCAAAGGTTTCATTGCGCACCCTCCGATCTTCCGACCACTTTCTCTAAAAGGCGGTCTAAATCGGCTTCGGGAGTGGTGGCGGCTTGGCGTATCAGGTCGGCCAGGGTGGACTTAGGCAGGCTTACAATCTGGCCACATTGGAGCCCATTTGGCGCAGAATGGGGAGCGGGGTCGGCAAGTTTTTCCGGAGTTCGATCCGATGCGAAACGAGTTACGTGCGGTTCAGTTTGGACAGCTTCCCGTTTGGCCCTGCGAAGGCTGAGGTCGGAGGTTCGAATCCCCCCGGGTACGCCATTTACAACTCTCGACACACCCACGTTTTGCGTGGGTTTTTTTGTCGGTGAATTTTCGAAAAGTTCGGCGGTTTTTCCAATTGTGGCCACATTGGAGCCCACTTGCCGCGGGTTTCTGGCGGTCATGACCGCGGCGCTGGTCAGCGCTTCGGCGCCGGCGGCGTGTTGCAGCAACGGGAAATCTTCGGCGGGTTCGATCACTTCTCCGGACAGGTTTCGCGCGCCGGCGAGCACGTCCCACACGGCGCGGCTGCTTTCGTGCGCGTCCACCAGGTCAACGTAATGGCGTTCGTCCACGTCGCGCGGCGCTCGTCCGACTTGCAAGCGCACGCTGTCATGATTGGCCAGCCGGCGCGCCCAACTGATATGGGTTTTGCGCAGGCTGTACATGTCACGGCCCAGCAGGCGGCGTTCGACTTCCGGCCGGATCTGGTCGGCAATGTCGGTCACCAGCGCTTCGACGCGTTTGCGCGCCGCGATCTTCTTGGGGTTCTTCGCCGGCGGTCCGTCCTTGCCGCGCAGCTTGCCGTGATAGATGAGATACGCGACGTTCAGTTGCAGTTGTTGAACGGCGGCGGCGTCGACGTCGTCCAACTGTGGCCAGCACAAACGCACGAAGGCCAGCGTCGCGCAGCGCTTGAAGTATTTGTGCATGTTGTTGCGGTTGCACGCGTCGCCTTCGTGGCTGAGTAACAGCGGTTCCTTTTCGGAGCGGCCGGCGGCGTGGCTATGCAGGATCTTCGCCAGCGCCGGCGGAACCGTGGCCAGTCCGTTGCGCTTCTTCCCATTGCCGCGCGGCAGATGTATACGCTTTGAGTCAAAGTCTAAAATTTTAGCGTTGAGCACTGCCGACGGCCGGTTGCCCGTGACCAGTAGCGTGGTGAACGTCAGCGCGCTGGGGTTTTCGTGGCCTAACAGGCTGTCGAGGTCGACGGCCGCGGCGAGCACGGCGCGCAGCTCGTGCGGTTCGAACGCTCGCCTTTCGCGCACGCGATCAAAGGGCAACGTCTGCCAGTTGGCCAGCGGGTCTTGCGGCAGAATGCCTTCGGCGGCCGCCCAGCGGGTTAACTGTTTGGTGAACTTCTGAACGTAGCACGCGGCGTAATGGTCGCCGTGCGTCTTCGCAACTTTGCGAAGTCGTTGCGTGAGTTTGCCGGGTGAACCAAGATCGGCGGCGACGTTAACCTTCAGCAGGTTGCGTTCGAGGCATTTTTTCAAACGGCCGCGGCGGTCGTCGGTGGTTATCGGTGCTTCTTCCAGGAAGCGTTCGACCAGGGCACGATAGGACATCTGCCAGTTGGCCGTATCGGGCAAGCCGATCTTCACCTGTTCGCGTGAATCTAAAAAGGCGTGCATGGCCTTTTCGGCTTTGCGCTGGTCGTCGATGAATTCGACGCGGCGTTTGCGTTTGCCGTCGATTGGATCTGTGTAGCGGAACCGCCAGCCGACACGACCGGACCTGGCAGAACGGTATCGTTCTCCGTGCATACATCCCCCCCGGGATCAAATAGAGTTGTTTTTGTGCGTCTGTTCCATGACGCGCAGGTAGCTATCTAATGCGGCGGTGCGGATCCGCAACGATTTGCACCCCGGAATTTTCAGCGCTGAGAGTTCGCCATTGCGGATCAGCGCTTTAATGCGGCGCGGGTGCGTGGACAACATCCGCGCGGCCTGGGCGATATCGACGCACATTGGCGCTGGATCATTGCGCCGCGGCTGGATCAGCTTGAGCAGTTTTCGTTCGTTGAATTCGTCGGGTGCTGCGGTGGCGATTGCCGTTCCCATGTGAGCTTCCTTTCAGGTTGTTAAACAAGGCGAGCGGTTGCAGGCAGTGCGGCGAAAACCAGATGCGTTCGCGCGTGGGGTTTTCGTTGCGGCCGCTTTTGCGCTGGCCGCCGTATCCGCTGTTGGCCTTCCAGCTAACGACGTCCCAGTCTTTGGGCATGTCGTGTTCGCCGTCGTAGCCACAGAGCGCGATACGCAACTTCGGGTTGTTGCCGTTGGCGATGGCCCATTTGCGGACGTCGGCGGAAATGTCCAGGCTGTCGTGGTTGTAGACCTTGTCGCGGTCTTCGACGCCGTAGGGCGGATCGAGAAACACGCCGGTTAAACCGTTGTTCTCCGTGACGGAGGGTTTCACGACGCGCGACCAGTCGCCACAACACACGCGCACGCGGCGCAGACGGCCCTGGAGTTCTCCGAAAAACTGAATCAAGCCGGGGTTTGCGGTGGAATGGATCCCGTGACCGTGGCCGCTGACTACAGGCTTTTGTTTCCAGATACCGTCGTCGGTCCAGTTTTTCGCGTGCACGCCGTTCGACCTGGTTAAGTGCGGGCGGCGATGGTCCAATCCGCTGCCGTCGCCAGCAGTGACGCGGCTGGCGTGGATCCCGTGACCACCCTTGCCGGTCTGCGGGCGTTTGTGCCAGATGCCGTCACGATTGATGCCGACGCCGCCGCGATCGAGCCGCGGTTTGCTCCCCGACTTCGGCCGGCACCAGTTGTCACCGATCCACGCGC